GAGGGGGTGTGTGACCTACCCACAGCGCCCTGCCCCCCTGCGCCCCCCAGCGATAGCCCCTGACCCATCCCCACACATTTGAATTACAAAATGTGATTATTCACAAAAACCCAATAAAAACAGTGCTGAACACCCCCATTTCCCCCCCATTTCAGGGGTCTGCGAAGCCCGTACAGCCGTTTAAACACCAAAAAGGTATAAGCACCCCCAAAGGGGGGTCAGACGCCTTAGAACGGCTCTCAGGCGCCTCTCAGGGGATTGCCTTATGTAGCAAGGGTTTACTGGGGAGTAAGTGCAAAAAGAGGGGCTTGACATTGGCGCTGAAGTGTGTACCCCCCTCTATAACCCTTGGTATGTAAGGGTTTCATTTACTGGTCATAGATCGGTGTCCATGTCAAGGGGTTGTGGCAAATGTCACATGATTAGTGGTGTGACAAAGGTCACATGGGCGTGTGACGATGGTCACAGTGTGACGAATGACACACCCCCCCATGGTTAAGTGACGCCCGTCACAGGGTCGGGGGGTAGGACACATCCCCCCAAGACACCCAGATCCCCCGTATAGCCCTATTCAGGAAATCGGGTAAACAAAAAACCCGCTCCAGATAGCCCTATACTGGATACATGAAACTTAACAAGAATCAGTTCTCCACACCAAAGCCACAGGGCAATGAACTTGATGAGATGGCACCTGCACCTGCAACTGAAGCCCCCGCTGCAAAATCAGAGCAAGTAGACCACAAACCTAATCCTGATCTTGAAGCGGCAAACCGCAAGTCTTTCTTTTAATAGAATTATGAGTCGTAATGAAGCCTTTAATTCAGGTCATAACCATATTGTCGCCCGCCTATCCACAGGTCCAGAGCATGAAAAGCATTGGCAATTGTCTTCCGATGACTTTGGGAACCCTACAATTTCTTCCCATGCCATTTTGGATGTTCCAGTTGGTAGTTCTTCAACAATACAAGCCCATGTAGCGCACAGTACCCCCAGCCAAAGAGATACAACTAAAAAAGGTAACCCAGTCTACGATGAGGCTTACGCCAGTGTTAAGTTGATTAATCCAAGTCAAGACGAACCATTCCATGAGTTTAATGTTCCTGCTGGACGAACACTGAGGTCAGCCGTGGTTGGGACCATTAAGGGGATACAGGAAATGGCACAGGGAACACGACCAGTTGAGAACTGGCACCCCGACCATGTCAGAGAATGGTTCCCATGGGCTACCGAAGGTGGTACACACAAGTTGTCTATCCAGTTCAAGCCATCAGATGTTGAAGCACATGCAGCCAAACTCAAGCAAGAGCGTGGCTACTAGATGGCCCTTAACCCTGACCAATTTAACGAATTACTGAAAACTGTAGGTAAAAGTGGTAAGCGAACCATCGCTGGAGAGCGTTTTATCAAGCATGATGAGTTAATTAACCGTGGGTTATCTCCGTATCCTCCAGAAACACCTGCTTCAGATGGTGTTGGCTTCGTTTCACAAGACCATTATGGCCTTGGTCATACACCTTCTGGTGGTTTACGGACCGTTTATGCCCCTTCAGGCAAGGATCTTGAGGATGTGACATCACACAAAGAGGGTGTAGGGGTTATAAATCAACACCGTGAGGGTAAACACTGGAGTCAGACGCCTACATGACACGCCGTAAGCCCCTAAGCCCCGATCAATTCAACCTACACTTCAGTACAGAGCCTAAGTACACACAAGGTGATGAGAAGATTCATGTCATTGAGGCCCGTGAGAACACATACAACCGAAGAATTGGTCATATGATTTGGGATGCACAGCGTGGACACATTATCCGAATAAATGTAAACAGAGATGTCGCTAGAAAAGGTCTTGGCACAGAAATGTGGAAGACAGGACATGACATTGCCTCACAAGACCCATCTGTTGTTCCACCAAAACATTCTAAGGATAGAACCCTTGCAGGCGAACTATGGGCACGCAGGGTAGGTGGAGACCTTCCACCTAACAAGAACGAGCGTGCAGTAGAACTGGCTGACCAGGTACAGGCCGCTCACCCCCGTGGTGGTCGCTACTACACACAGTGGGAAGACCTTAGCCCTATCATTCGTGATACCGAAGACGAGTAACGAAGTAAAAAATTTCGCCGTTTGACCATAGTAAACTAGTTGCATGGCTAGGTATATATCTCCTGAAGAGCATTTAGAGAATAAAAAGATTATTGGTCAAGAGTTGCAAAATCATCCAAAGCGTATAGGTTTTGCTTTACTCAAAGAAGGTCGTGAGGCTGACACTGGTTGGAATATGGACAAAACGCATTGGCGCCATTTGGCACGAATGGCACAACATAATCCAACTCAATTTCATGAGGAAGTTGCTAAAGCACGCAAATTAGGCATCGGAATTCGTCAAGGACAGCATGAAAGAAGAAATAGAGAAGAAAAATGAACACTGATAAAGACAAACTACAGACTTATAGAGACACTATGAAGCGTGGTGACGCCGCTTGGCAGGCTGGGCAACCAAAACCTCAACATTTAACATCAGTTGAAGAAGATAATTTGTTTAAAACAGAGACACCCATGTCGGTACAGCAGGATTTGCACCTTCGTAGTCTAAAAAAAGTCAATGATTTGCAATTTGGCGACATTTACCGTATGTACGAGGGTCCAGAAATGGATAAATATGTACAACCACACCAAAACTGGCGTACTTTTGTTGGTGTAGACAAGGGAGAGACCCCAGGATCACACATTTTGACCAGTACACGACTAGGTAACCCTACCGATTTCCATTATTCAGACCTTTTGAACCGCCGTTTTGAAACTATGGACAAAAAAGACGCAGAAGAAAAGGACATTGCTTACTAATATGTCTGCCTCTGACCACATTAACGGAATACTCTTTCATGGCTCTAACCATCTATTTAGTCCTGGTGATTTAGTTATTCCACGAGAAGCAGAGCGTGGAGAATACCCAGAGCCAGGTATCTCTTATGCCACACCTGACAAAAACTTAGCAAAGAGATTTGGTAAGCACATATTTCAGGTAGAGCCAATTGATCGTGAAAAGACTTATGCGCACAAGTACACAGATACAGCGTATGAAGTTTTAAGTCCTGTAGGTTTTAAGGTTTTAAATAAGGTTGAAGAATGAAAACACCTCGTGTTAACCCAAGACAATTTAAATTGTTTATGACTGCTGACGAGTTGATGGACATGCCAGCAGGGGATGACTTTGCTAAACGCTCTTTAAGGCAACTATCAGAAAGCGAAGGTAGTGGAGAAAATCTATACGATGAGAAGTTAGAAGAATCACTGTCAGGTTCTGCTCATGGCTTTGCTTCGTCTAGACTTGCAAAAGAAGGCGAAGACTCCTTATACGAAGCAATTCAAAAACATGGTGTACTAGAACCTGTAGAAATTGCATACTCAGACAAACATGATCAGCAAATGCTTACAGACGGTCATCACCGAACTGTTTCTGCTCATTCTGTTAACCCCAACATGTTTGTCCCTGTCACATATGACAACAACCCTTGGGTTGAGTGGCCTTCAGGATTATCCACTAAAACCAATAGCCAACCATCTAACTGGGATAGTTACTTTCGTGGAGTGAAAAAAAATAATGACTAAATACTATGGTCGCTCTCATCCGTACTCTGGAACTACGGAACATAATTTAACTGCTGTTTCTGAGAACTTTGATGCTACATCAGAAGGATACCCTTATGCATCTGCAAGCATTAGTCATTTACCTCTTAACTACAAGCCTAACTTTTCTAATGAACCTCATCGGTATGACCCCCATGGTTTATCAGGTTTGTCAGAACATGCTATTTGGTCAAGCATAAATACTAAAAACTTTGCTGAATCACCTCCAGAAAATGCGGGTGATTTGATTCGTTCACTTGCACGAGGAAGTTACACAGAAGCAAAGGGAGCCGCTGATGAGATGTCTAAAATGCCCTTTTTTCATTCAGAAACATTATTTGATACACATCCAGAACAACTAAAAGTTAAAGAACTATTTGCAGATACAAAAATGGACATTCCTGCTATGAATTTAGTAGGTATTGCTAAATCTAAGTATCCTAATGCGGCAATAGTACCAAGTAATGATTTATCTGTACATAGCAGTAACTTAGTTAAAAACGCTGTGAATCGTGGATTAATTTCTCCAAATCCAAACAACCCAGATGCAGACATTACAAATAATGTAGATTACAACGAAAGAAGTAGAAGAACACTTGGCGCAGTACCACGAGAGTATAGTGAACTAGGTCTCATGTTATCACCAGATGCAGTTGATAAAGGAAAACAAGAAGTAAGAAAAATGCTTCGTGCAAATAAACCAACACGAAATAATACTCCTGTAACACCAAAAGGTTTAAGCGCTCAGTTCTTGCCAGGAATGGAAGGTTTTATCTAATGGGTGAAGTTATTGACCTTGATGAGTTTCGTAGGCGCAAATTAAGTAAACAGTTTGATAATGTGTCAAAAAAGACAAAAAAGAAACAAAATATTCGTGAGCGCCGTGAAAACGAACTTGATGAGTCTGAGATGCGTCATCCTGCTTATCAAAACCAGCCCGTGCGTCATCAGAAGAAAAAGAAGTTTGAAGACGACTAAACTTCTTAAATGCCTACATACCAATACAAGTGCCCCAATGACCACTTCTATGAAGAAGAACGGTCTATTAATGACAAAGAGCCAATCCTCATCTGCACAGCCTGCTCTGAGGAAATGAAAAAAGTATTTAGCGCCCCTACTTTTAACCTTGTGGGCAAAGGATATTATCGCAACGGCGGTTGAAGTATAATTAGGTGATGCCTAAGCCCACTGGACCCCAATTTATAAGTGTGTTCCACTCTTCTATGCATCCAACACCACCCCACCGTATGCTTGCCACTGACTCACAAGAGTACCATCCTGATGACAATGTGCATCCAAACATAATCCATATGGGTACGAGGGAATCAGCACAAGATTGGAACATGAGAACCAACATCCATGAGTACAGAATTAATCTTAGGCATCCTTCAGTATCTTCAGTTACTTTTGGTGAATCTCCAAATATATTAAAAATGGATCATGATATAGATGACGAAGTAGCAGAAATTAGCGCCTTAAAAGGTGATATTAACGAGGCTATGGGTGGCGAGGCTGGCGAGTTGTACGCCAAGTTCCAAAAGAGTATGCCAGGAAAACAACCTGGGTTGTTTGAAGAAACAGCACCTGACACTTTAGGAATTGCTGAAAAAGGAATTGTTACCCCATACCGAAACCGCCGTGAGGATGTGGGAAGTATCTCATGGATGGTTCCAAAATCACAAATTGGTGATGAGGGTGCTGTTCAATATGTTAAGCGCCGTAAAAGGAAATAATGAAACAGATTTTATTACGAATTCTTGCCGCTTTTGCCGCTACTGGTCTTTCAGTAGTTGGAGCAGGCGCTATTGCTGGGGTGCCCCTGTGGAAAGCCATGTTGATGGCAGGTATCGGTGGCGTGTCCTTTGTTGTTGAGGGATTAGCCCGTGCCTTTATGGACGATGGCAAATTGACAATAGACGAAATAAATGATGTTTTTAACAAGGTGGAAAAAAAGAGTTCCTGAATAGGGTAAAATAGTTGTATGCCTGATCTCACAAAAAACACTCTCGGACACGGACCTGATGTCAATAGTCGTTCTCCTCGTTCTACTGTCACAAGTAATAGTGCTAACACCGTTGCTATGAGTGCTGGTGAAACAAGTGGAGGGGGCAGGCGTGGATTCTTGACTCGTGGTCAAAGAAACCAAGCCGCTTTTGCAAAAGCCATTACTGCCCGTTGTGGTTGTAGTGAAGAAGGTTGTGTGGATTGCACCAACCACGGCCTTTGGACACAGTTACTTGATTCTGACTCTGGTGTAACCTCCGCAGAATATTAAATAATGTTTGTAACATATCCTGTGCACACTGTAATTATCAGTGATGCCATTAAAATTGCTACAAATCTAGCCAAAGCAAGTGGATATAAGCACATTTCCTTATCTAAGGCCATTCAAGTAGCCGCTAGTTCCTGGGACATCATTCTGATAGTGTCATGACAGATGAAGTCTCCTGTGACCTGTCTGAGCAATGTGTGTGGTGTGGCGGTCAAATGCGCCCTGAACACGCTCATTATGTCTGCGAATCTTGTGGCTCTAGGGACTCTTGTTGTGAGGGAGTTTATTGATGAGCGCTAGTGACATTGATTTTGAGTTTCTAAAAGGTAAACCAGGGGACCCAAAAGCACCCTATCCAGAAACAAACCGCTCATTTCCTCACAGATTACTTGCTAACCAAAGTGGTTCAACAGTTGGTAAACTTTCGTGGAATCATGACACTGGAGAAATAAATGATGTGTATGTCATGGAAGAAAACAGACGACAAGGTATTGCAACTGACCTATTTAAACAAGCAACTCATTTATCCACTCAGTTTAATGATGTCCCTGCTCCCAGACATTACACAAAAAGAACAGAAGAGGGAGATGCTTGGGCACACGCTGTAGGTGGAGACATTCCTGAACTTATCCCCTATCACCGACAAGGTGGTATTTGGGACCAACGATAAGTAGTTATACACATGTTTATTCACAGTTGTGTATAATTATTAATGAGGTCTAACCCACCGAGGGGGACTGCTTGAGGGCGGTCCCTCTTCGTGTCTCTGGTAAAATGATTGTATGCCTGCTCCAGATGGTCCACAGTGGTATAACTTGTGGCAAAAGAATATTGAAGAAGCGCCTGATTCAGTAGTGGACCAGTATGAAGATCGCCATAATGATATTAGGAAACCACCTAGTGAAGTAAGTGCTTGGTCACAATCTTCAGTTTTTTCTCCTGCAAAGTTTCCCACAGAGGCACTTAGTCGCATGGACAGTCAAAACCCAAATGCTGGGTCCACAGATCATCCAGACTTTTTACATGAAATGATGAAAGGGACAGGTGTCCCTGAACATGTAACTGTTTACCATCGTGGAGATATTCCTAAAAACGCTAAATATGCCAGTGGCTCTGTTGACCCAAACTGGAACGAAGAAGTAAACAGCGGTAGGAGCAGTAAGGACGCCTCAATAAACAAGGGCAGGCTTCATATCCAGTTAGTACCCCATGAAGACATTCTTAGTGTTGCTCCTATGGAACAAGAAGTATTCTTTCGCCGTGGCACACCAATTAGGAAAAAGAAGTAAAATTTACTAATGCCAATACCTGATGGTCCACAGTTTAAAGAAATGTACACCGTTCGTGGCGTTCCTGTAAAACTGTTAAGTGAAGTAGGTTTAGGGGATCTTGTAGGAACTAAAGCACAAGTGCACATGCATACTCCTGCAACCACGCAATTAGACAAACCTATCTACAGTGTCCTTGTTGGTGGAAAAGTTGTTGGTCAAACAGATAACATTTATTTAAAAGATTCACAAATGAAAGTTAACCAGCGGGAACTTCAGAATCATTTAAGTAACCCCACCCGTGGAAAAACACGAAACACCTTTATTGAGGGTATTGTCCACCCTATGCCCTTAGATCCTGTTGATAAAGAACTTAAAATTCGTCCAGGGTCTGTAACTGATGCAAAAACAGGTTTTGATGTTTCATCAGGAATGTCAGGTGTGCAACTTGGTCCTACTGGCGCTACCTACAGACCATAATATGCCTGTTCCAAACGGTAGTCAATTCCGAATTCACCTGTACCACGGTACATCTAGAAATGCGGCAGAACAAATTAAAAACGAAGGATTAAAACCAAATAATCCTGCTAAAGATGAAGAACATGTTTTTCTTACATCTGACCGTGAATTAGCAAGTAGATACGCTTCTAACTACAAAGAAGGTGCAGTTCTTAAACTTGCGGTCAGCCCACGAAATTTACGAGTTGACTTAAACTCTTTTCGCATTCCATTTTCATATTCTGGGTCATCTGAACGAAAATATGATGAGTCTAAATTGACAGATAAAGAAACAGACTGGAAGAATTCTTTGCGCCAAACAGGTGCAGTACGGCACTTTGGATCTGTAAATCCTGAACACATAACTGAACTATAATTGTCTAATGCTTAAATCCCGTGTACGGGTTACAAGTTGTTTCTTGTGGGTAATGCTCACATTTTTGGGATTCTATTCGGCCCCCGTAAAAGCCGAAAACTTAATAATCACAGAACCAACAGATGTTTGGTTTGACTATTCAGAACCAACACAATTTGTGGCGCAAACCTACATGGTTACTGGGTACAACTCAGACCCGATGCTGTGGCTTTATGACGAACAAGGCGTACAACTCGCAGCGAATGATGACTCGTATGGTTTACAGTCGTACATCTCTATAGCCGTACCTGCTGGTCGTTATCGGCTTAGGGCTGGTATTTGTTGTGGCGACCCTAACGCTTGGCGCACAGATGGAGGCTGGAACCTACAGTATGAACTGGGATTCAACGGTGTTGGGTCTATGCAGACAACTACCACTTCGTCAACGACCACCACTTCGTCAACGACCACTACAACTTCTACAACAACGACCACCACAACGACAACAACCAGCACAACAGTATTGCCGACCACCACAACAACAACTTCAACAACTCTTGCGCCGACCACGACAACTTCAGTCGCTCCCACCACAACGAGCACTGAGCCTGTTGTGGTTGTGGCACCCACGACAACAACCACTTCAACATCTACAACCTCCACTACGGTTCCGTCTACAACTACGACTACTTTAGCACCTGCAACTACAACTACAACTGAGCCACCTCAACTTCCACAAGTTGACCCAGAGGTGACTGCTCTCTTAGGTGCTATTAGTATGTTGCCACAATCAGAAGTACAAGCGGCTGTGGAAAACATTATTGAAGAAGGCGTCAGTGCCGAAGAAGCAACTGCTCTTGCCACCAACCCAGATGTTCTTGAATCAGTAACGGCAGACCAAGCAACTGAAATATTTGACTCTGTAGATGTATCTAGTCTTACAGACGCTCAAGCCGACCAATTGGTTGACGCTGTATCTGGCGCTTCCGATGAAGTTAAAGCCTCCTTTGAGGAGGAGATTAACATCTTTGGCGGAAAATTTGATAAATATGTACCCCGTGGTTCCACGATCAATGTTATGCAACGAAAAATCTTAGTTGCCGCAACTGGGGTATTATTTATGGCACCAGTAGTTCCTGTCTCTTCGTCCACCAGTGGTTCTCAGTCATCAACCCCTAGTAGGAAGCAACAATGAATAGATTTTTTGAAGAACTCCAAGGTTTAGCCTTTACCCTTGCTGGCACAGCGTTAGTTTTAATTACCCTGTCTGGACAAGTGCGCACCTATGGCCTGTGGATTAGTGGAGTTGCCCTGACGGTGCATATCCTGTCTGGTTTTGGTAAAGGCGGCGAGTAACCCTATACTGAAGTAGAATAGGTATATGGCGCAAAACATTCGCACCGTTAACTACACCCTGTCACGAGGGCTTCCTTGGGAACGGCTCATCATTGTAAAAGATCGGCGTTCCCACCGTTTGCAACGCCCTACTGATGCTCGTGCCTACATCAAAACTGGTGACATAACCATTGCAGAAATTACAATTACTTTAACTACTGAAAATGGTATTCTTTTGTGCCTCACGGCAGAAGAAACACAAGATCTACCACTAGGTGAATTAAACTACGATGTTTTAGCCACAGTTGGTGGCATTCAGCAACCAGTATCAAAAGGTACAATTACTGTATCTGCATTAGACAATATTACGCCCTTGGAGGACTCACAGGCTATGGAAATCCGTTATAAGCAACGCACGGATTATCGCCGTACCTTCACTTGGAAAGACGCAGATGGGGTTGTTATTACCGTACAGAGCGCCTTTATGCAGGCTAAAAATGGTAGTGGTACAACCGTTGTTGACCTTCGTTGGTTTTCCACAGTTCCTAACGAGGCTACTATTATCGCCCTTCCTGCCAACCGAAGGGGTTATTTGGCTCCAAAAGCAGGGGGAACACTTGAACTCCACATCTCAGACCAAAACACCGTAGCATCTGGCTCTTACTCTTACGACCTATTCGTCCAAGATTCAGCAGGAGATTGGGATTGTCTTGCTTCAGGAACTCTTGTGGTTGAAGCATCCATTTCCGCACCACCCACATGAGCGATTGTAATACTGTAGAAATAACTAGGTCTTCTAATAAAACAGTTGTTGTATCAGGAAGTGTTTCAAAGAATACTCTAGAAATTCACGACCCAGGTGTGGCTGGACCTGCCAATGTCCTTGCCGTTGGTACAGTAACCACTGGTGGCACAGCAGATGTCACCATTACAGGAACGGCCCCTTCTCAAACACTTAACTTTGTTTTACCAATAGCAGGTCAGTATGTTTATACTCAAAGTGTTTCAGCGTCCACATGGACTATTTCTCACAATTTGGGGTTTTTTCCGTCCGTAAGCGTGGTTGATAACGGCGGTAACTTAGTCATAGGTGATGTATCATATATAACAGAGAATCAAGTTTCCATCTCATTTTCTGCCAGTTTTGGTGGAAAAGCATACTTTTCGTGAGGATTAAATGTCAAAGTTTCTAAATAATGTCAATCTCAATGGCAATGAACTCCTCAATGCCGTTGTTCATAATGCTGGTACAGCGCCTACAACCAATGCTAAGGCTGGTGGTATTTATTTTGATACCAACGGTGGTGCAAATAAACTCAAGTATTACAACGGTACAGCGTGGGTAGAACTCTCGTCTGGTGCTTCTGGCACTTGGCAACCTGCTGACGCTGACCTCACAGCAATTGCCGCACTTGCAGGCACCTCTGGTTTTCTTTACAAAACTGCTGCTGACACATGGACACTAGACACCACAACCTATTTAACATCCTCTACGGGCGTTACAACGGTCAATGGTGACTCTGGTGCTATCACTAATGTTGCTAAGACAACTGATAAGTTAAGCGTTTTTGCGGCCACTACATCTTCTGAACTGGCTGGAGTCATTTCTGATGAAACTGGCTCTGGTGTTCTTGTATTTGGTACCAGCCCTGCAATTACAACCTCGCTTACCACAGGTAGTTCTTCGTTTGATCTACTTAACACCACGGCTACCACAGTTAACTTTGCTGGTGCGGCAACTACTCTTAACTTAGGTAATGCCTCTGGAACAGTTACTATTGCGGGTGACCTTGTTGTTAATGGTGTAACAACTACTCTTTCTAGCACCACAATTACTGTGGATGACAAGAACCTTGAACTTGGTTCAGTAACCACACCAACCAACATCACCGCAGATGGTGGTGGTATTACCCTTAAAGGTGACACCGACAAGACATGGAACTGGGTATCTAGTACATCGTCTTGGACATCTTCTGAGCATATTGATCTTGCGGCAACTAAAGTAATTAAAATTGCTGGAACTCAAGTGCTGTCAGCAACTGAGTACACAGGTAATGCTTCAACAGCAACGACAGCAACCAATGTTACTGGTGGAGCCGCTGGTTCAATTGTCTATCAGACAGGTTCTGCTACAACTAGCACCCTTGCACTTGGAACTGCGGAGTTTGCCCTTATTGCAGGCGCATCCGCTCCTGTATGGACAAAGAAAAAGCATTCTGAAACTCTTTCTACATCGGCTACTTCCTATGCAATTACACATGGTCTTGCAACCGCAGATTTAGTAGTTAGTGTTTATGAAGTATCATCTGGTGAAGTTGTCTACGCTGATATTGTCAACACCAGTAGCACAACTACCCTATACTTTGCGACAGCCCCAACTGCTAACCAATACCGAGTAGTAATCTTGGCTTAGGGTAGCCCTGTGCTACCTTAACAGAGGACTATTATGGCTAACTTTCTCAAATCTTTATTTGTCAAGGGCGTTGAAATTGACCCTGCTGGCGCAACAAGTGATCAAGTATTAAAATACAACGGAACTAAGTTTGTTCCAGGCACTTCTTCTACTGTTGGTTCTATTGATGACCTTTCAGATGTTGTCATTACATCTCCATTAGAGTATGAATCTCTTGTTTATAATGGCACTAATTGGGTTAACCAGTATGCTTCAAACGCAACTTATGTTCGTAATGCTGAGGCAACAACACTTACTACTGGAACTGTTGTTTACCTTTTTGGAGCAACAGGAGACCATGCAACTGTAAAAAGAGCAGATAATGACTCTGATGCAACATCTGCCAAAACAGTTGGATTGGTTGCCTCCCCAATTGCTGCGTCAGAAAATGGTCCAGTAGTTACTCGTGGATATGTAGACGGCATTGACCTTTCTACTGGGTACGCTTCTGGAGATGTTTTATGGCTTGGAGAAGATGGTGCGTTTACAAAAACAAAACCAACCGCCCCAGAACATTTAGTTTTTGTTGGTGTTGTTGTTCGTGCGACAAGTAACGGTATCGTTTATGTTGCAACCCAAAATGGTTATGAACTAGATGAATTGCATGATGTTTCACTTCCAAATCCAACAGAAGGACAAGTTTTAACATACAACGGGTCGCTGTGGGTAGCAAATACTCTTGCTTCTGGAGCAAGTATCACCATTTCTGATACGCCCCCAACATCTCCGTCTGCTGGCGCTTTTTGGTTTGAATCAGACACTGGTAAAATGTTTATTTATTACGACTCTGTTTGGGTAGAAATAAACGGTGGTGGATCTGGCTCTGTTCAAGAAACAACACTTACAACTAATAGCGCTACAACAATTACTAGATTTGATAAGACAGCCATGAGAAGCGGTGAATTCCTTATTCAAGTTACTCAAGGGTCAAAATACACCGTGTCAAAGATTCTATTAATTCACAACGGAACTACGCCAACCCTTGCCGAGTATGGTGTTATTGAGTTGGGAACTACCCGTATTCCGTTAACCATATCCACTTCTATTAGTGGTTCTGATGTTCTCGTTCAGGCAACCGTAACTGATGCTGCTACTACCAGTGCAGATGTCAAGGTTATTTCTAGTTTGGTAGGATTATAGTATGTTAATTCAAATTTATGGTTGGACAGTTACAACAACAGGGCAAGGGGCACAAACGCAAGATGAACTTGCTCAAGCACTTCGTGAAATGCGTGATGTTCTTCTAAAAGAATCAGACTGGACACAAATGCCAGACTGTCCTCTTTCTGAAGAGATTAAAAATGATTGGCGTATTTGGAGACAAGAGATGCGAGATATTACATCTACTGTTTCTTATCCTCTTGAAAACACCATTCAACTACCAGTAACCCCAGAATCGGGTCGTCCTCTTTCGTGGAGTAACTGGGATTTAAATAGTGCAACCGATTTATGGACAGTCAAGCCTGACCCTGTTGTAACGGACGGAGAGTAGAAATGGCAAGAACAAGATTTACAGTTAAAGAAGGCATTGCCGTTGCTGATGACAATGTTGTTGGTGGCTACCCCCTAATTCCAGTCGGCGGATTAATGCCATACGCTGGAGCAACTTCGCCAGAAGGATGGCTTCTCTGCAACGGAGCAGCAGTAAGCAGAACAACTTATGCAAACTTGTTTGCACTGATAGGAACAACATACGGCAGTGGGGATGGTACAACTACTTTTAATGTTCCTGACATGCGTAGTCGTATGCCAATCGGCGCTGGTTCTGGAACTGGTCTAACAACAAGAGCGCTTGCAGCAACTGGTGGCGCTGAAAGCGTTGTTATTGCTTCAGGCAACCTTCCAACCCATGTTCACTCTATTGACCCAACAAATACAACATCTGGCAACATGTCCGTAGACCATGCTCATGGCATGGAACACTATCACAGCAACTTTAATACACTATTAAATGGCGCTCACGCCCACGGAGTCTATTTTGTAACAGACGCTGCTTCAGGTACCGCAAAAGCAAGAGTATCTTCTACTGGGTCTTCAATTAGTAATGGCGCAGTTGTTGGTTCTGATGAACATCTTCATGGTATGAGTAGAACATACACGATGACTGAGACTGGTTACGGGGCAACGCCCAAAGTTGCAATTAATGACGCTGGGCACTCACACAATACAGATATAGGTGCTTTTGATTCAGGCAACGGTGGGTTTACAAACACAGCACTCGCAACAATGAATCCATTTCTAGCACTCAACTACATCATTAAGTATTGATTATGGCAATTGACTTTCCAAACTCTCCAAACATAAACGACCTCCACACTGCTTCTGGTAAGACATGGAAGTGGGATGGAGAAAAATGGGTTGTCATCTACACCGATCTTACTGGTCCACCAGGACCTACAGGTGCAACTGGTCCAACTGGAGTAACAGGTGCACAGGGTATTCAAGGTATTCAGGGTGCCACTGGTTCAGCAGCAACTATTGCAGTAGGTACAGTTTCGTCAGGTACCGCAGCCGTAGTAAACTCTGGAACATCATCATCAGCAATTTTTGATTTCACTTTACAAACTGGCGCTACAGGTGCTACTGGAGCCACTGGAGCCACAGGTCCACCAGGACCTACAGCAATTGTAAGTTCTGCAACTGCTCCAGTATCTCCATCGGCTGGGGCAATTTGGTTTGATACAACTAGTGGTTCTACTTACATCTACTACAACTCTGCATGGGTTGAACTAGGTGGCGGTTCTATGTCGCCAATGCAAGTAACTTCGTCTACTCGCCCCACTTCACCGTGGACTGGTCAGACGGCATACGAGACAGATACAAATAGAAATATTCAATACAATGGTTCTGCATGGGTATGTATTACACCACAATCCTCTTTTGCCATCGTATCAGGCGGTGCATCATTTTGGGATTTCACAAGTACCTCATATGTCGCTATCGGCACTGCTAGTACTCAAGGATATTTAGCCCCCATAACTATTCCTACTGGAACAACAGCATTAGTTACTTTCGGTGGAAACCTTCAAACACAAAGCGGTACTGGAGAAATAAATGTTGATGTAGATGTTGCTGGATACACAACATCAGTTGGTCAATGTTTGCGTTGGTATAGTGCTAACAGTGGCGACATTTGGATGTCCTCTATGCAACATAAAATAACGGGTCTTACTCCTGGCAACAATACTTTTACTTTGAAAGTTAAAACCAGTAGTGGTACTGCTCGTATTGCTAGTCATTTTTTGACCGTAGAGGGCTTACCGTAATGACAGCGATTACTTTTCCTGCTTCTCCGTATGTAAATCAGATTTTTACTGCTGGTCCTAAGAGTTGGCAATGGGATGGTTCGGTTTGGGTTTCTTACTTCAACGAAACCCCTGACTTTGTTTATGGAACTGGAGCCGATGGTGATGCCGTATTAGACGGAACAACAACCGTTTTGAGCATGGCTCCGTCATCAAGTGTTTACTCAATGACACGAGATATGTATTTTAATGATTTAACTATTAACGCCAGTGTTCGGTTAGCGCCTAACGGATACAGAATCTTTGTCAAAGGCACATTGAAGTTCATGGGTGCAGATTCCACGATTGGTTTTACGACTGGATACTCAACCGAAGGTTCAATCATGCAAGGCGGAGCAGCCGCTACCGCCGTTACTCACTCACTTGGCGGTTCAGCAACTGGATTCACAGCAACAGCGCCTCACTCAAATATGGGTGGTTCTGATTATTTTAAAGTGCCTCACCAAGCAATCACTGGTTACTCAATCACTGCTTCTGGTGGACCTACTTTTCTTCGTGGAGGGGCTGGTGGAACTGCACAAGCAGGTGGCGGAGTAGTAATAGTCTCTGCTAGGTACATATCTGGACCAGCATCTGGCACTGCATATATTAAAGCCCCAGGAACTGCGCCTGCAGGCGGAGGAGTAATACTTATTGTTTCTTCTGCTGAAACATTGGCTTCTGGAATCACCACTGATGTGACTGGACAAAACGCAGGAACCGTTCACTATATGTCGCAGGTGTGATATGGCTGTTTCTAGAATTGAAAAAAGCGTTGCTCGCGAAGGCAATGATGCTATCTATGGAACTGGTTTAGATGGAAATGTTGTAATCCCTTCTGGCACTACTGTCACTATTACTTCAGACATGCATTACAACAACCTTGATGTTCAAAGCGGTGGAATACTTTTTACAAACGGATACAGGATTTTCGTTAAAAATACACTGACCATCAACGGTCATGTCGGTATGAGTTCAGTCTCTGGTGGGGTTGTTGGTGAGACGGCATCCGCAGTGAGCGATGGGACAGTCAAAGGTCAGTCCGCCATTTCATATCGTGCTGGCGGTCAGGGTGGTGGCTCTACGGATCCGAACATTCCAGTTTTGCCAAGTTTTCTTGTTAAAGACATAAACGCAATGTCTGGTGGAGTGTTCATGCACACATCGGGGATGATTCCTATCGGTGGAGGCTCTGGAGGAACAGTAGGAACTACGGGTGCTAACGGCGCAAGTGGAACACCAGCGAATCTTACGAACAGTGATACATGGCCTGGAAAGGCTGGAACCGCAGGGACTCCTGGTGCTGCAACTGGAAGCAATGGAGCACCGAACCCATATCGTGAATCAGTAGGCGCACCCGCAGGCAAAGGAAATACTGGCGCAGATGGAAATGTGACTGGCTTTACCGCTGGTCTTGGTGGGGCAGGAGGTCTTGGTGGGGCAGGAGGTACTGGTGGTCTCGGAGGCGGAGTTGTTTGCATTATTGCAAAACACATTGTTGGTTCTGGAACTTTTATGTCTATTGGTCGCTCTGGTGAAGCAGGAAGTGCAGGAACTTCAGGTTCTGCTGGAACCACTGGTACCGCTGGAACTGCGGGAACTCCTGGAACCAAGGCTCCCGATTTGGCTTACCATATAGCCCCAGTCCCTGTGCCTGCAACACATAACCCTAGTCATCATCATGGTGGCGCTATTTTTTCTGATTTCCACGCACATGGCGTAAACCCACACCCATACTCGGAGGCACATAACGGAAAATTTTCCCATCTACCCGCTGGTAATTACAACTCTCATCATTATCACCATACAGGGAGTAGACATCACCCTCACTCAAATGATAGTCACGGGGGTATACACTATTACGCACCCACTGGATACGCAGGAACTCACTACAAGGCGAATCACGCCTATCAACATTCGCACCCAGCAACAACTGGCACTTTTCATGGAAGAATTGAGCATCTTCACGCAGGGGGGACCGACGGTCATGCTCATGTGGGTCATGGTCATCCAGGGCACACACATACTTACGCAAACGGTCATGATTTAGGAAACGGCGTAAACCAAGGTGGCGGAATGCAGGTAAGTGGCGGACACCATCATGGACCCCACCATTACGGTAACGGAGTAATGGACCTGAATCGGTGGAGCCATCACGCAAACCCTGCCACAGCGCAACCAGATGGTCACTGGATAGGTGGAGCGGGTGGAGCGGGTGGTGCTGCAGCCCCTGCACAAACTGGTACAAGTGGTCAACCAGGGATTAATGGAAAAAGAGGCGGCGCAGGTGGCGGAGGTGCTATTCTGGTAGTTAGCGACTCTGTAGCGGGTACAATTACATACGACACTCGGGCTGGTTTAACCGCTGATTCCGATAACTTTGCTGCTTCTTCTGGGTCAGCATACATTTTGATTAATTTATAGGAGAATCATGGAATTGAATTTAACAACAGAACAAAAACTTCAGTCTTTACAAAACGCTGAAGTAACACTGAGTCACGAAATCTACAACACTCTTTTAAGAGTTGGGGTTGACCCAGAAGTTTTTGAAGAATCAGACATTGAAGAATTGAGAGTTCCAGGGTTTGACGGAGAGGTTCTTCGTCTTGAAAAGTTGCTACTTTCTCTTTCTGTAGTGAAACAAAAGTTGTCAACTATTTAATAATGAAAAGACAGATTTATGTCCCTTTTCCTTTGCTGGAAAACGGGCAAATACCTGAAAAGGCTGTTTTGTTATCTAGAGAGACAAAACTTGGGATACAGGTTGGCGATGAGGAAGACTCTAGATATAGCGCTATTCAGGTTATTGAGATACCAGAAGGCAGGGGCGTTTCATATGACAAACAAGTTCGTGCTGGATTTATACAATCTTTTGACTATTTAGACGAATTTTCTATTTTTGATGAAAGTACGCAACTTGATTTAAAACTTCCTAACGGAAATGTCAAGACCTTAAAGCCTCGCATTAAAGAAAGACATGCACTTCAATATAGAGAAAGATTCTATGATGAAGGTAGTTATTCTTTTTTAATTACAAGCCTTGTTGAAAAAGAAAAAAAGATATTGGCTGAAGGAGTTTTTGAAGTTTTATGATTGTAGACAATCCCGCTGTTTGCATCTCTATTTATAAAGATGTGTTTAACCCAAGTAATTTTATTAACCGCTTTGAAGAAGCAATAGCCAACGGTTTTGGCGAAGACCTTTGCTGGGATGTATCAAGGGTTGGAAATGGTGAAAATAGTCAATACAGAACCTCTTTATCCAGTTCTGTAACAACACTTCTCCCGCCATATCCAGAGGATGAACTGTCATCAGTTTTTAGAAAAGAAGTGTATAGACCGACTATTGATGTTGTTCATGACTATGTAAGAGAACACAGACTTTTCAATGGAGCACATGAATTGATATCCATACTTAAATATTCAGGACTTGCTGAGTATCATGCACACCATGACCACTCTCCCGACACAAAACGAGTTGTTAGTTTAGTCGCTTGTCTTGGAGAACCTGACGAGGGTGGTGAACTTGAGTTCCCAAATTTTGATGTAAAAATTAAGTTGAACGCTGGATCAGTAATTCTTTTTCCCAGTAACTTCCCCTATACACACATAGCACACCCAGTGATTAGCGGCACAAAATATTCTATGGTAACTTGGTTCCAATGAGCACAAAACAACTGTCGTTTGGAATCGTTGGGTCTGGAACTGCTGGGCTGATAACTGCGCTGATGCTAAGAAAAGCGTTTAGTAATGCAGAGATAACAATAGTCTCTTCTTCACAGATAGGCATTATTGGTGTTGGCGAAGGCAGTACTGAGCACTGGTCAGAGTTTATGCGCCATTGTGACATTGACCTTGAAGATATGATTGTTTCCACAGACGCAACTCACAAATACGGTATTAGTTATGAAAACTGGACTACACACACCCCAAGGTATTTCCATAGCGTTGGTGATGTTGACGAGATTTTTGCGTGGGGGGCACACGCAACATACGCAAGTTTTATAGAAACTAACAAGTTATTTACTAACCAAACAACATCTGTCGGTCTAG